AGTGGAACGCTGATAAAGAACAAACATTTTTACTGCATAAGTAGTATCAGCAGTCATTGTATAAACTGCACTACCAGTTGGAAAAATATTTGTGTAAGTTCCAACTGTTGTTGAACTTGTTACGGTTGAAGTGAGCCTGCTTAAAGTTTTAGTGTTAACCATTGCTGATTGCGGAATTGTTCCACTAGTAATGTTTGCACCTGGAATATTGGTCAGTGTATTTGTTGAACCACTAATGCTTTTATTCGTCAGTGTGTCAGTAGTTGCTTGACCAACAAGTGTGTCAGTTGAAGTTGGTAATGTTAACGTTCCAGTATTAACAATACTGCCAATCACAGGACTTGTAATAGTTTTATTCGTGAGTGTTTCAGATCCTGCAAGAGTAGCCAATGTGCCTGAAGTTGGTAGTGTGACAGACGTTGTTCCAGTCGTGGTCAAAGTTGTTGCATTAGCACCTGATGTGGTCAAGTTGCCACCAAGCGTAATCGTTTTACCAGTGTTAGCGACACCAGTGCCACCCAAAGCACCAGACAAAGTAGTATTTGTTTGCAACACACCAGCACTGGTATTAGTCACAACACCAGCAGTATTCAAAGCAGTTGCAGTAATGTTTGTTGCCTGTAATGTTCCAGCAGCAGGTGGGCTTGAAGCACTTGAAGCAATCAAAATACCTGCACCAGTAACAACAGCACCACCAGTAGAAGTGACACCACCAGAGCCAGCAACAATCAAACCGCTAGTGCCAGTTTTAACAATCGCACCAGCAGCACCAGTAGTAGTCACAGCAGTAGTGGTCACACCGCTAGTACCGTTACCAATAAGCACACTGCCCGAAGTTAATGTTGTTTGACCAGTGCCACCCTGACCAACAATTAACGTGCCTGAAGTAATGTTGCTTGCATTCGTTGTATCCGTTGTTGCAGAAGCTGCAAGGCTAGATGTTTTTGCATAACCTTGACCAACAACAAATGCAGTTGAAGCAACCTGTGTCGTGTTCGTATCAACCGCAGCAGTTGGCGTAGTCGGTGTGCCAGTCAATGCAGGACTTGTTCCAAAAGATGTCAAAGCAGACGAAGTAGAAGTCGAAGTCAACAAAGTAGCCGAGGCAGGAATAGTCGTACTATTCACCGACGTCACATTCGGCAACGAAGTCGTTGACGTATAAACACCATTCGTGACCGTGCCAGCATTGCCATCAATACTCACACCAGTCAAAGCCAAGGAAGCTGAAGAACGGTTAATCGCCAGAGCAGTCGTGCCCACATACATTGTCTGATTCGTGGCAGCCTTACCAGCAACCGTCGAATCCAACGCCGTCAACCTGGCAACAACCGTCGCCGACGATCCCTGCGGATTCACACCAAGAGTCACCTGCACAGCAGACATCGCATCATTGATGTTGTCATGTTGAGCTGCGTGAGGAACAGTAGCCGAATCGAGAGTGTCTGTTGCCGTCGGATTGACGAAAGAATCAACAGCACCTGGATAATTCGTAGCCATGCACACTCCTAGAAAATAGACTCAACCCCAGTGGCAGGGGTAACACTGGGGTTGAGAGATTAGATATTAGTAACCGACTTCCACTGATCGTGATGACGGTCATCAAGCCAAAACTGTTTGTGATGAGGAAGAATCGCACCAGTGTGGGCAAAGATAGGAAAACCTAAAGCACCAACCTTGCGACAAAACAACAAATCCTCACTGAACCAACGGCCATCGATAGCACCATCAAAGAACCAACACCAGTCAGTTCCCTGATTCGGATTCGCCTTCTCACGCACAGCCTCAAGAACACTGCGGTGAACAAGAATCGCACCAGTGCCAGAACCATCAATGCGAATCACAGAATCCTTGGCATAGTCATCAATCGGCAACATCGAACCAGACTCATGCAAGTTATAGATAGCCGGTACAGGTCGCAACACGCCATCATCAAAAAATTGGGCAAAAACCAAACCAGCGACAAACGGCTTATCATCCTTATGGGCCGTATCCACCAGCTTGTCGAAAACATCCACCGACAAAGTCTGGTCACTATCGAGCATGAACAACCAGTCAGCGTGAGAATCATCCAAAAAGTTCTTCACAATAATGTTGCGAGTCCGAGCCAGAAGCCCAGTGCCCTGCACCATTTGAAGTGAATCAATGCGAGTCTTACGCTCACGCATCAACGTCACCAAATCAAGCGTGAGTTGAGCATCAACAGTTCCATCATGCGGAATCGCTATGCACACAGTTTCCTTAGACCTCATCGAGTTTCACGCTCACTCGACGGAAAATCTTGCACATGATCAAGAAGTTCCAACACTTGCTCAATCGTGCCATCGTTATCCAAAACCTTTTGCAAAGCCGTTGCAGCTTCCAGCAAAATAGTTTTCATCCCTGCCATAAAATCAACCCCTGATTTTTGATTGTGTGAATGACAGTGGCGACCCCATCACTGAGGTCGCCACCATCAAAACGAGGCTTAGTAGCCTGAAGGTGTCACAGTACCTGTGCCGGTAATTGCTGAAACAGCCTTGTTGAAACGGTGAGCTAATGCAGCGTAACCGTAGACCTGGAAACGGACTGTGAGGTTCGCTGACAATACGTCAGGAAGAACACGAGTCTTAACACCAGATTCAAACAAAAATGAATCAGAGAACTTACCAACAAGAATTGGTGACTGGTTTGTTCCTTGAGCATTCTTAAGCGTGGCATCCACATATGTGGGCACGCCGTAGATTGTTCCGACTAGACCAGCAGCAGCACCAGGAGCAGTCGTAACGCCACCAGCATTGAACGGACCATTGCCAGTAGGCACGATGATTGGTCGGCTCTGACCGTCAACCTGTGATGCTAACCAGTACCATGTTGAAGCACTCATGACGATTGCTTCTACGTCACGGTAACGGTTGTTGACAACGTTACTGATTGCCTTCGTGATAGCAGTCAAGCCACCAGTTGCAGTCGGGCTCGTTTCTGTCCAGGTTGTTGGAATACCGTTGGTTGTGTCAGTGCCAAGGTAAGTGAATCCCTTGAGGTCGTTTGAAGTACCAGCAGAAGCGCCAGCAACAACAGTGTTCAACTGCAATGCGTAGTCAGCCATTAGGTCGCCGAACACAAGTTTGTCAAGACCACCAGCGATTGGTGACTGTTCAACAAGTTGGATTGACACATTCTGGAAACCACTCACAGTGCGGACAGGTGCAGACACAGTCGCTGAAACAAGGTCACGAGGACTTGTTGGAGAGTATGTGCTTGAGTTGTCAGCCTGTTGGAAACCGGTACGAGTACCAGTTGTGATCTGTGGAATGTTGATGCTGTCAGTTCCTGCAGGAAGTGCCATTGTGGTGGCAAGGTTTGCAGTAACACGAGCCGCACGAGCGAACTCAGCATATTCGTTGATCAAGTAGATTGGTGGTACGAAATCTCCACCAGAACCGTCGGTGCGAGAAATGTCACGCATTTCAACAGCAACTTCAGCTTGGTGACGATGTAGACGTTCCCACGCAGTTGAATCGTTACGAAGTGTTGCAGCGATCATGTCACGAGCGAAAGAGTTATCTCCACCCTTGTCATAGGTCATTGCTTCACGAGTAACAACAGCAGAACCGAAAGCCTTCACGCCTTCAGTTGCACGAGCTTCAGCAATAGCAGCTGTGCGAACTTCAAGTGCTTCAGCACTTTCAATCTTGCTATCTAGGTCGGCAATTTCTGCCTGACGTGCTTCGACTGCATCTAATGTTTCCACAGATGCCTCGCCAGCAAGCAACGCCTCAGCATCGGCAGCAGCAGCTGAACGAGCTTCTTTCAATTTGTCAACTAATGACATAGCGTTTCTCCTTCAAAGAGAATTGTTGGATATTGTCTTGTTCTTGCAATCCGCCGAGGCATAAACGTCGGGGGAAAATTAGGGGTTAGCGATTCTTAGAGTTTGAAAACTTTTGCTTTAAATCAAGCATCCGTTTGCGAAGTTCCAAAGCCTCAGCCTCAGCATCTTCCGCAGTACGCATTCCGACAGTCGTTGCGTCATAAGCGGGCCAGGTAACGACAGAAACTTCAAACAGGTTCAAATCCTGCAATGTGCGAAGTCCGGACTCACGAGTGTCACCATCAGGAGCGACAGTGAAAGCAAACGACATCTTCGACACATCGCCACGAGAAACAGCCGAAGCCAATTCCTGGGCACGAGGATTCGAAGGATCAAGGTCCGCTTCCATCCACAAGCCTGTGTCATCTTCACGCAGGGCCATTGTGCCTGAAGCAGTTGAAGCTAAAGGCAACGCATCAGTGTCATGGTTCACGAGCAGGAATACTGGTTCACCTGATTGAAGTGTGCGAGTGAAAGCACCGGGGGCAATCATTTCCCGAAACGATAAGCCAGTGGCTTCTTTGTTGAATTGGGCAGCATATCCGCCGATGCGAAGATTGCCAGAATCAGTGCTCAACGCACGAACTTCGCAATCCATCGTAACACGTTCAGCGGACATCATTCGTGACTTGCGTTCTTCCAAAACAATCTCCTCAGAACGTGGGGAAGGCAGAGCAGTGATAATGGTCAAAAGGTCATTGCGATGCACAACAGTCTTATCCGTAGGAATCCAACCATTGCCCTTCGCTTCATAAATACGAATCATGAACACTGGATAATCAGGAGTCGCCTCAAGTTGGAAACCGTCAGTTGAAGTCGCTGGGCCTTTAGTGACAACTTTCTCAACCTTGCCACGAGCACGACCACCAGAAGAATCCCACGACACGAACGAACCCTCACCGATACGAGCAGCAGCGGCACGACCTTCAAACGGTGCAGTCATTGTCTTGTCATCAAACTTGTTCGCCATCTTGTCGTAGTATTCCGACACCTTTGCTTTGATGGCATCTTGTTCATCGGCAGGAATATCGACACCGCCACGAGAACCAGCCAACACACCAGCGACAGCGAAAATGCCACGAGGCATCGCAGTCAAAGTCTGACCAATAACATCAGCGAACTGCAATTTGTAAGAACCTAATTTGTCCGGTGCAGACTCGTCAACGTAGAAGAACGCTTCGCCATACTTTTCCCAATTCATGGAATCGCCAGACGTGGCATAGGCACGAACACGAGCCTCAGCAGCTTTAGCATCCCACTCAGAGTCACGCTCACCAATCGGCAACTGCATACCGCCAGAAGCCTTACGCATACCATCAAGCATGATGTGAGCCATTGGCTCAGGCATCACATCATCCACGTCATTACCCTGGGCATCCACTGGGTCAACAACAGGATTCACAACTTCCTGACCGATAGAAGCGGACAACTGCCACTTCCACTTTTGATGCTGGTCAATACGGCCAGCAACCAAATTAGCGACACCCTGCTGGGCATAATTCGTTGCACAATCAAACACGTCACCGAGTTGATCCAACACAATGTCATTCGCTTTCAACAATGCCGAAGCCAACAATGCAGGGTCTTGATTCTTGTCAGCAGTCAACAACGCCACATCAGCTAGTGGCACGAAATCGGCAAGCGAGAACGGAGCAGTCACACCAAGTTTGCGAAGAACCTCAGCAAAGTCATCAACACTGCCAAACACATCTTCATAAATCTTCTGGAACAATTTGTGATACTCACTAAAGTTCGCACCCTTAACATTCCAATGAGCACCATGAGCCAAAACATACAACGCAAACACATCACCAAGAAGTTCACTCACTTCTTCAGGCAAATCCGATGTTGTTTCAGATTCCATTGCATCACGAGATTCCATGCTTACGCCTTCCAATAACGCTGCACGAGCAGACAGTTGTTCTCTAATTTTTGACGACCAAGAAAACCCTGCATCGCCACCCCAAGCAGCCCAAGCAACCCGACCAGCACTTGGATAACCTTCATCCCCAACATTGAAACCCTTGCCCTGTTTATCAACCTCATGGCGAGAAAGAAACGCAAACATTCTCAAAACAGTGTCAGCCGAAACAGAATCCCCACTCGCAAGCTGAGAAGCACGAACACGACCAGTGTCAGTGAACCCCGAACCAGCCTTGCCGTCAGCAATCCACTTCAAAGCACGAGCAGCCTCATCACGCACCCCTTGTGGTGGTCGGAAAGTTTCAGCCATTAGTCCAAAACTCCCATCACCGGAGCAGAAGGATCAGCATC